TTTGCTTTCACCATTTCTACAACTTCTTCTTTTGTCATAGCGCACCTCGCTTTGTTAAAGGGTTTAAAAATAATTGTCAAGGTCCTGGACAATTTTCAGGCTTTCCGTGGACATAAAGGTTTCATAATCATCGTCTGAAACTTTTTCCAGGGCCTCGATTCTTTTTTCCGTCATGCTCTTTGCTGGCTTTATTTCCTTCTCAACTATCGTATTCATCATTATGCTGACTTGAAGGGTTACACCGGCAGCGATAACGCAATCATCCATCTTCCCTTCTTCGTGTTCCAGTTTTCCGCTATCATGCCGGATAAATGTTGAACATTCATCAATCAGAATTTGACAAGGCACTCTTGTAAAAACCAGCCTATAGTGCCTTCTCAATTCGTCTGCAAGGATCTGTTTGTTTTCCCTGGTTTCCAGCCAGCCATATTCAAGGACATACGCCCCTTTCATTTTCCCCGGCCTTCTCCGGTAAAACAGGTTGTCGTATTTTTCTGCCAGGTGCATGACAGTAGTGATGCCGGCACCATTCCTCTCAACGCCTATCATGGCATCACCATAGTACCTACCAAGCAAAATCAGTTCGTCAGCCCACACATCAGCATCGATCTTATTTGAGCGTATCCTTGCAACAAACTCATTTTCAAGCCGGTCATACGCATAGCCAACTGAATACGATTCCCCTAGACCTTCGGACACATCAGATCCTTCAGCGTAACGGTTGAGCATCGTGTTGTCCGGGTGCTTCCAAATCTCAACTATACCGTTTTTGTCTGGAACAAACTGAATTTCACCGTTGTACTCTTTGAAATACCCACGTTCTCCACTCTCGCCAGCAAAATCGCCAAGCGATCTGCCGAAGTAAGATCCACCCAACGTGCTGACCGCTTCCGCTTCGCTTGAAGGATACTGCATCTGTATGTCTTCTTCATCCAGGTTTTCTTCGTTGGCCTTTTTCGCAAGGAAGTCCGGTCCTCTGCCTGGAACGCAACGCCAATCAAGGAAGATCCTTGAAAATTTATTCATTCCTTTCATGGCCTTTGTATAGAGATCTCTAGTCCAAGGCCAGCCCGGTCTATTTTTTGATGGATTAGAAACTATGATCGCCTGTCCTCCTGCGTGTTCCAGCGTGGGGTTCGCAGCGCCCCATATTTCCTTGCAATAGCGGTTTAATGCCGATTCATCGAGAATAAGGAGAGTGATAGTTTTCGATTGACCGGCTTCGGGAGTAGAGGGGATGGATTTTATAACGCTATTGAGTCCTTCAAGAACCACGTTTCCCTTTTCGTCTTTGGTTTCGACCCCAAAAGTGAGTTCAATGGTTGATCGTTTAAACACAATCGGTTTCATCCAACCGGGCAACCGATCAAACATAAATTTCACCCGATCAAGAAACTCAATAGCGAGATCCTCTTTTGCGCTTATGACAACGATAAACTCATGGTAGTTGAATATTGCGCGCCAGAGAACATAGGCAGCAGTAAGCCAGGTAAGGCCAAGCTGCCTTGCCTTGAGAACAATCAGGAGTTTCGACTTAAAAAATCTGGGTACGACTTCCGTCTGACCAGGCCACAGTATAAAGCGAATAGCCCTCTTTGATTTCCTGTCCTCAATCCAAACGTATTTATTGACAAAATAAAGAAAGCCCCTTAGCCTGGATTGAAAGGAAACACCGGTACATCTTCGGAGTTCGATCATTTCGGGTGTTTCATCATACTTCGGCTGTTTTTTCTGCTTCTTTTGCTTCTGCGCTTTCAATTTCCCTCACTTCATCCATCATGGCGTTTAGTCGTGCTTCATGGGTTATGGTAAGCGGACTTCCGTCTTTGCCGGTAATCTCATGGATCTGCCGGTTCTTCCATCTTTCCTGACTTCTATTGTTTAGAAAATATTGAATCGACCTGGAGTTGGGGGGTGTGAATTTTCGGACACGCTTGGTAACGTGGAGCGTTTTTGCTAGGAGTGCCGGATCTTTCCCCGGCATTCTCAGAATTGCCGGTTCTTTCGTTACCTCTGTAAAATGAAAGCCCTTCGCACTTTTCAAAAGGGCTTTTTCTACATCTTTACTATTAAACTCATCCCGGCCCTCTATAAGCGCACTATTGAAGTCGGAATATTCATTTCTCCAGTTGATAATTGTTTGGTGATCGAGTTTTTTCCCCTGGATATACTTGCCAAGGATTATACAAATCTGTTTATCGGTGGGGCAAGTTTCGGCGCAGATAGCCCTTACAAGCTCAACAAACTCTGCCCGATAAAGAGAGTTGCCATGAGAGGATTCTTTTTTTTCTTTGACTAACTCATTGTTGTCTGTCATATCCCGAAAATTTAATTTATTAAATTATTTGCCGGTGCATTCCGAGCACAACAAAACAAGTATGTCAAGTCTTTTTTTTTATGGATTTTTTTAACTGGCGGGTTTGTCTATCATTTCTGCGCGAGAAAATCTTTTGTGGCAATTGTGGCAAATATACCAACGGGCAGTTTTTTCCATCTGTATGCCGGTAGATCCGCAGTCGGGGCAGCTATTGCTTTCTGTTTTTTTATAGCACGAAAAACACTTTCCCCAAATATCATTCATAATAAAATAGCCTAGCTTGCCACAGCATTCTCCCTGGTGGCATTCCGGGCAGATGTAAAATTTTTCAAAATCTTCTTCCCTAGTCTCCATTTTTATAGTCACAAATCTCACAATCGTGGTTATCCCCATTCGGGACACATTCTGCCAGGTCAATCTTTCTTCCCCTGGCAGCACATTGAAAGCTAACCGCGTTCTTGAGTTTAAATGTTCGTGGTTTTTCCCCGGAGATCTCAACTTTTTTTTGAGCGATTAATTTTTGCATGTTTTGTCTCACCGCTTCTCCGGTGATCCCCAAATCACCTTGTAACTGATCAACGGCAAGCTCACCTTTTCTGCCCAAGAGAAGCATGATTTTCGCCGGTGTCCCCCTTTTTCGGCCCCGTTTGGTAGCGATAGGCACTACCTTCTTTTCCTTTTTCTCTTTTTTCTCTCTCTTTTTGTATTTCCTCTTTTTGCCGGGGGGCTCGGTAGCGGAAGTGTCATTCAAAAAACTATCAAATGATTCCTTGCTCCTGGTTTCGATGCAGAGCTTTTCGCCTCCAGCTTCTCCCATTTCTAAGAACTTCCTCGCAAGTGATACCGTGGCATTGATTGAGGGGCATACATACGTGCTATCTTCGCTTCTAATTAAAAACACTCTTTCCATTTTCTTTCTCCTGTAAAAAGGCTAGTCGTTTTCCCTTGCAAAATAATTCAAGTAGTGTTCCCGGCACATGCCACCGCCAAACACTTCTTGGTTACAACTCTTTCGGCTGCACTTCGTCCTCTTTTTCTTTTTTGTGTTCAAGAACTCACCCAACCCTAGCTTGTCTGCAATCTTCCGGCCTTTCTTGCAATCCTTACATTCGGAATACAGGAGGGGGCTTCGCACCTTCTGTATCCCTTCCCTGGTCCACTGCTGTGCGAAATACTGCCTCTTAATGCAAACTCGTTTTGACACCTTGCTTGCATTTAACCTCTCGCATTTAAAATGTACTTTCGCATAGCCTTTAAGATCAGATAATTTTTTTTCCAAAACCGAGAGCATCAATGACATCGTCTAAACTCCTTGCGACAATACATACCTCAACCCTGGCCCCCTTGCCATCGTCCCACCGCTTTATCACCAACGCGTCAGAGATCAACTGATCTTTTTTCCACAAAGCATCACATACCGCCTTGCCGACATTATCCCAGTCCGGCTTCTGTCTGTGTGGCTGCCCTACTAACGCTGCCTTCTTTTTCTTGCTCCACGATATTGGAATTCCAGAAAAAGCCTTTATCAATACGGTCTTTGGCTCTGCCGGTAAATCAAGGGGCGCACGTTCCCTCGCTTTATCGGCCCACGCTCTGTACTCAACGACACACTTCCGCTTTTTCCACACATCACTCTTTGTCTGGCGTGGCTTTGCCTTCGGGGTTCCCTCTATGGTGAACGTCATCCTGCAGCCTTCCCCTTCCGGGGTGAGCTTTCTTCGTGTTCTCATTTCAATACCTCGCGTTTTTAAAGTTGCTTTTCGCCATTTCCTTCACAAATGCCGGTCTTGTCCAATTCCGGACCAGCTTCTTCCACCGGGGGGAGTAATCTTCAAATTCTACTTGCTGCCACAACATAGCAAACGGTAGGGTTCCGATCTCCCAGGCTTTAATAAGTCTTGCTTCGGCTTTCTCAACCGTATCTTCATAAGGTCCGCCGACCAGGACATAGCACCGCATCTGCCTTCGTTTAAAATGCTTCCTCAATTTCTCAACCGCATACCGCAGCGCCTTTTCCGCACCCTCGTAGTCATGGGACAGCCATATCTGCTCGATTGAGATTCCCCTCAATTTTTCAACGATATAATCATCAATCCTTGCCGGTTCCAGCCCACCGGGGAACTCGACCCCTTTCTGTCCTTTCAGCATTTCAAATACCCTGTCTATGTGATTCCTGCTACACGCCAGCAGATTGTTGTCTTGAACGAAATTGCCGGGGGTGATCTTCAATTCCCTAATCTGGCCCTCTCTTTGGGGAACGAAGCAAAAGGAACAGTTGTTCGGGCAACCTCTTGAGGTTATCGTTACGCCATTTCTCAAATACCGACCGCCCACAAAATCCCCACCACGATCACCGAAGGCCGGCCCACCGATCTTCACGTTGTTGCAGACCATTCCCCATTGTTTTTTAAGGTGCTCGCCATGCTCAATATCCCAGGTGAACGTAACGGAAACCCGAACCTCGTCATACTCTGGATCTATCCCAACCAAACCGGGAACGGTAAAATAGCAATGCCTATCACCTGGACTCTGTTTTGTTTTCCGGGTGAACACCCTCGCAATCATTCTTTCCCCCTCACTATTTTCCAGGCCAGTTTAAGTCGGGACACAAGGTTATCCCGGCCAATCTTATCGTAAAACTTGTGCATCTTCTTCCGGGCCACTTTTCGTGCGAGTCGAGCAGTTTTTCCTCTCATATCGTGTTTGCCTTCGTGGGTTCCCAGTCTTTTAAAATGCTATTAGCAAAGAATTCTACCAGGCCGACATATTCAACCTTGACAAACTCCTTCTCGCCCTCATAAGACTTAACCCTGTTCGCCGCTATTTTAAGCGCTTCATCCCAATCCCGCACCACCACAATAGAGGTTTCAAAACCTCCAACACAAATACGAAACACAAAAAGATCCACCTTAACCTCCTTTCAAAAAACATCATCCTTTCGCCATATCGTCCTAAACATCAACATCATGGCAAGATCTAATAAGACTTCCCGATCAAGATCGTGCTTTCTCACCTTTTTAACCCACTCGTACTCGTATTCCCACAATGGCTCTAACCCTTTCAATGCTTCCTGGTCTTTCCGTTTGCGCTTCCACACCCACATTAGCCCGATCCCACTCGGCAGATCATCCTTTTTAATCCGATCTCTCCCACACACGAAGGTAAGCGTATTGCAATAAGCCAGGTACTTCTCCCACTTCTTATCCCGAAGGAAATCAGCCCGACTGCTTTTAAACTCGAAGATCCTGACGTATTTTTTCCGGGGATCAATTCTGATCAGATCAAACCTAACCCCCTCACCCGTTTTTACCCTGCCAACCCCCGTTTCAAACATGCTGAAATACGCACCTTTATTGTGATCTCGCCAAAAAAATGTCTTGATGTCCTCAATCGTTACCTCGGTATCAAAATCGTACCGGGTGTCTTGTGGGTTGTAGTACATTAGGCGAACCCCTCGTATGGAAAATCTGCATTACCAT